CCAACCCATTCGCTCAGATGGCATTCTCGATCGAGAAGACAGTCGTTGAAGCTCGTACACGCGCTCTCAAGGCTGAATACTCGCTCGAACTCGCTCAGGATCTCAAGGCTGTTCACGGTCTCGATGCTGAAACCGAACTCGCCAACATCCTCTCGGCTGAAATCCTCGCTGAAATCAACCGTGAAGTTGTTCGTACCATTTATGACGTAGCCAAGCTTGGCGCACGTGCTGGTACCACTCAGACCGCTGGCGTGTTTGACCTCAACGTTGACAGCAACGGTCGTTGGAGTGCTGAAAAGTTCAAGGGTCTGCTCTTCCAAATCGAACGCGAAGCCAACCAGATCGCCAAGGAAACTCGTCGCGGCAAGGGCAACTTTGTTGTGTGCTCGAGCGACGTTGCCTCGGCTCTCGCCATGGCAGGCGTGCTCGATTACGCTCCAGCCCTCAGCACCAACCTCAACGTTGACGATACTGGCAACACATTCGTCGGCGTGCTCAACGGCAAGTTCCGCGTGCACATCGACCCATACGCAACCCTCTCCAAGGACTTCTTCTGCGTTGGTTACAAGGGTAGCTCGCCATTCGATGCTGGTCTCTTCTACTGCCCATACGTACCGCTCCAGATGGTACGCGCAGTTGGTCAAGACAACTTCCAGCCCAAGATTGCATTCAAGACCCGTTACGGTCTCGTAAGCAACCCATTTGTTTACAACGCTTCGGGTGTATCGGACGGACAAGCTCTCACAGCTCGCCGCAACCAGTACTACCGCATCGTTCGTGTTGATAACCTCTTCTAATTCTAAAAATTAGATTGTCGAACAGGGGAGCTGAAAGGCTCCCCTGTTTTTTTGTAGATAAATAAGTTTAGGAGCATTTATGTTCGATCAAAACGGATATGGTCGTCTGCAGCTTCAGCCCGACAACAAAAACGGGATATTAGCTACACACTTTCAATTTGAACTCAGAAAAACTAGTGTAACTACTTTTTTTTGTCAAAGTGTAAATTTACCTGGTTTGAGTTTAACACCTGTTGAACAAAAAACCATGTTCAATAATATTCCTCGACCTAGCGGCGCTTTGGTGCCTGAAAATTTAGCAATCAATTTCATGGTTGACGAAAATTTAAAAAACTGGTTTGAAATTTATAATTGGTTGCAAGAGTGTTCGGACGAACGCGATTTCACCAAATACAAGCCGCCTTCACAACATCTAAATAGCGAAGGATTGTTGTTTATACACGACAGCAACAATCAACCACGGTTCAAAGTAAATTTTGAAAATCTGTTTCCAGTGAGTCTAAGCGGAATAAATTTTCAAACAGGACAAACAAATTCCACTTACCAATATTGTAGCGCAAATTTTAGATACACGGTGTTTACAATAAAAGAAATTTAATTTGGAGATTTATATTATGAAGATAGACGAATTGAGATCGCATGCAGAAAAAGATCTATCGTTTGACAATACCGAATTGGATCGTGAATCGCTAAGAATTCCTCAGCTTCACAACAAATATCTAAATTTTTTAAGCGACGAGCGACTCGTACTCAAAGGTTTTCAAATGGAGTACGACAAGTTGTGTCGTCTCAAATGGGAATATTACACTGGAAAAATGGATAGCCAACAACTCGCCGAACACGGTTGGCAACCGTTCATGTTACGAATATTAAAGCAAGACGTTGATCTTTACATGAACAGCGACGATGATATTTTGGCTGTTAAAGCCAAGATTGAACGTCAAAAAGAAAAAGTTGATTATTTGGAATCGATACTCAAAGGTATCATGAATCGTCATTGGCAAATTCGCTCGGCTATCGATTGGCGTAAATTTACGAGCGGCGTGAATTAAATAAAATGAGCAACACACCCGATATTGTTGTTTTTTACAATAATGATGTTCATGCCAAGATATCTTGCCGTGAACCGAGTATCGGCATGGAAATGGTTGATTATTTTACATTCACGGTTCCCAATGCAAGATACACTCCTGCATATCGCCATAAAATATGGGACGGTAAAATTCGTTTGTACAATCAATACAACGAATTGTTGTATTGTGGTTTGATGCCATATGTTATAAAATTTGCTGAAGAAAGAAATTACACTTTAAAATTCAACGATGATTTTGTTTCGACAAATTTTAATAATTATTCCAAAGAAGATACAGTTGATTTTTTAAACAGTCTCAACATACATTCACGCAATGCTAAATTGACTCCGTTACCGCATCAAATAGAGGGTGTTAATTACGCAACAAACAACAATCGTTGTTTGTTGTTGTCGCCTACCGCTAGCGGAAAGAGTTACATAATATATGCTCTTGTTCGACACTATCAAACTAAAATAAAAAATAAAATTTTAATAGTTGTGCCTACCGTGTCTTTGGTTTATCAGATGTTGAATGATTTTAAAGACTACAGTTCTGCCGTGGAATGGGATATTCAAACCGAATGTCATGGCGTTTTTTCTGGTCAAAACAAAGACACGGACCGTCAAATTGTTGTGAGCACATGGCAGAGTATTTACAAATTATCTAAAAAGTATTTTGAACAATTCGAGTGTGTGATAGTTGACGAATCGCATCATATGCGAAGCGATAGCATCAAAGGTATTATGGAAAAACTGACAAAATGTCCATATCGAATAGGATTAACTGGTACTCTTGATGGTATGAAAACCAACAAATTGGTGGTGGAAGGACTCACTGGTAAAGTTCACAGAATAGCATACACCAAAGATCTTATTGACGCTAACATTTTGAGTAAATTAAAGATAGAATGTATAACTTTAAAATACACCGACGACGAGCGAAAGTCAAATAAAAACTTAAAATATGACGAAGAAATAAAATACCTGATATCGCACGATCGCAGAAACAATTTTATTTCCGACTTGGCTTTGAATCTCAAAGGAAATACTTTGATACTGTATCAGTTTGTTGAAAAACATGGAAAACTTTTACACGATTTGATATCTTCAAAAAACAAAGACAACAACAGAAAAATATATTTTGTTAGTGGCGATATCGAAGCTGATGTTCGCGAATCGATGCGTAAAGCAGTTGAAAACGAAAACAATGCGATAATAGTGGCTAGTTATGGTACTTTTAGTACGGGTATAAATATACGCAAACTGCACAATGTTATTTTTGCTAGTCCTAGTAAAGGTCGTGTGCGTGTTCTCCAGAGTATCGGTAGGCAATTAAGAAAAAGTGATTCCAAAGAATGTGCAAAACTTTATGACATTAGCGATGATATGAGTTGGAAATCGCATCAGAATTACAGTTTGAAACATTTTATGGAACGTTTGAAAATATACAGCGAAGAAAAATTTGATTATAAAACAGTGAGTATAAAATTATGAAAAAGAAAAAGAAGCCATCCGATTATTCGATCAAAATATTAAAATTAAACTACGGAGAAACATTGATATCGTATGTGAAACACGATGCCAACGAGTTGATTCTTTTGGATCCGATGGTGATGGTTTACATACCCATGTTTGATAAAAATGGAAACATCACAAACACTGAAGTGGCTTTTCGTGATTGGATAGAAGGTTCTTTGAAAAAAGAATATCGAATATCAAAAAGTATAGTTTTAGTTGAAACCGATTGCGAGTCGGTGATACTCAATACTTACAACAAAATATTAATGGAAGATGATAAGTTCTTTTCAGACGATCACCTTAAAAATACTTTAGATCTGTTTGACACACCCGATAAAGGTAAGCTTGGTCCTAAATTAGAAAATTTTGAAGACGGTGAAGACGAAGACGATTTGGATGCTGATGGGTGGGACGATGTTCCACCTCGTTTTAAACCTTAAGGTACCTTAAGAATACTACTTGTGTTTCCCTGAGCATGCATATTTAGCATGGTACTTTACAACAACAACACGAAAATTGCCATTTTGCAAAAATATTTTTTTGTAACAATTTATAAACAAACTGCGTATAATATTGGAGAAAAGATTGGCTAAAAAGAAAAGAAAAAGAAAAAATATGAGTGTTGACACAAACAAACAAAAGAAAGTATCCAAAACATCCAATTACATAGACAACGACAAAATGTATGAAGAGATGCGAGAATATGTAAAGAATGTTGCTGAATACAACAAACTTTTATCAACACTAAAACCAGAAGATCCAAAACCTAAAAAACCAGCCGTTTCCGAATACATTGGCAAGTGTATCATGATGATTGCTCAACGATTAGCAACCAAGCCTAATTTTGCAAATTACACGCATCGTGAAGAGATGATTGGCGATGGTATAGAGAATTGTTTGATGTATATCGACAATTTTAACCCTAAGAAATCTAAAAATCCTTTTGCATATTTCACTCAGATAATATACTTTGCATTTATACGCAGAATACAAAAAGAAAAAAAGCAAGCTTACGTGAAAATGAAAATGTTTGAAGAAATGGATGTAAAAGGTAGCTGGTTGAAAAAAGCTTTCAAAAATGATATGGATGATGCTCGTTTTACTAGCAAATCGGCATCCAAAAACATGTATGCCGACTATTTCAAGTTGAGTCAAAATGATATAGATATTATTGAAAAAAACAATAAAAAAGACTTGAAAAAGAAGAGCAGAAAATCAAATTTAGAAGATTTTTTTGAATAAAATGAAACTTCCAATAATATGCGACACACATTTTGGTTTTAAAAACGATTCTCCTGTATTCAGGGAATACTTTAATAATTTTTTCAAAGAAATATTCTTTCCGTATGTTGATTCCAACAACATAAAAGAAATAGTGCATCTTGGCGATCTGATGGATCGTCGCAAATATGTAAACTTTGAGACTGCTAAGTATGTTCGAGAAAACTTCATTCAAGAATTGGAAAAAAGAGACATTACAATGCATGTCATGCTTGGCAATCATGATGTGTATTACAAAAATACAAATGCTGTAAATAGTATACGTGAACTTTTTTCAAACTCAAAAAGCATAAAACTATACGAAGATTTTCAAGATGCAACCATTTGTGGTTGCTCTTTTGCTATTTTTCCATGGATATGCGACGAAAACCACGCTAGATTCGTAGAATTTATTAAAAATTCTCGATCTTCAATAGCATTTGGTCATTTAGAATTGTATGGGTATGAAGTTCTCCGAGGAATACGAAGCGAAGAAGGTTTGCAATCTTCGCTTTTCGAGCGTTTTGAAATGGTTATGTCGGGACACTATCACCAAAAGAATGGCGATGGACACATAAACTATTTGGGAACGCAATACGATATGACTTTTGCGGATGTGAATGAAACCAAAGGTTTTCATATATTAGACACTGATACCAAAAAACTACAATTTATAATCAATCCCAATAAAATGTTTTATTGCCTGATATACGACGACTCGGAAGAAGTTAAAATACCAGATTTCACAAAATATAAAAAATCTTACATAAAACTTATTGTCAAAAACAAGAAATCAGCCAAGCAATTTGACAAATATATCAACAAACTTTACGAAGTCGAACCATACGAAGTTAATATAATAGATGAATACGAATTGATCGAGGCTACACCAGAAGACATTGACATAACACAAGACACTTTGAGCATAATTTACAGTGACATTGACGAGAATAAAAATTACGAACAACAGGTTCTAAATTCTCTTAAGAAGATAATGACCGATTTGTATCTTGAAAGTTTTGAGGTTGACTGATGATTGAATTTCAAAAATTACGATGGAAAAATCTGCTTTCTTATGGTAATTTTTTTACTGAAATTGATTTTCAGAAACACAATATGACGTTAATTTCTGGAAAAAATGGCAGCGGAAAAAGCACAATAGGTGAAGCATTAACGTTTGGATTGTTTGGTGTGCCTTTTAGAAACATAAACAAACCAAATCTTCTCAACAGTATAAATGAAAAAGATTGTGTGGTAGAAATTGAATTTTGTATTGGTAAAAAACAATATAAAGTTCGCCGTGGCATCAAACCAAACATATTTGAAATATATTGTGATGGTAAAATTGTTGATCAAGATAGCAAATCCAAAGACTATCAGAAATATCTTGAGCAAAATATACTCAAGCTGAATTACAAATCGTTTACGCAGCTAGTATTTTTGGGATCTAGCAATTTTGTTCCGTTTATGGAGTTGGCTGCTCAAGATCGACGAGAAGTCATAGAGGAGTTGCTAGATATACGTGTTTTCAGCAAAATGAACACGGTATTAAAAGAGAAAATGTCGGGTTTGAAAGAAAATATGAAGGATGTTGATCGAGATATAGTTATTGCAAAAGAAAAAATAGATCTTCAAAGAAATCACATCAAAAAACTACAGAGCAACAATACCACTAGTATAAATCACAACAATAATCAAATTAAAGAGAGTCACG